AGCTCGATGTTGGCCGGTCGACGACGTTCGTGAAGTGGCTCGCGGGCACCAAGCTGCGCTTTGCCTGGGCGGGTTCGCCGACTGAGCTGGCCGCTGACTCTGCCGGGTTGATCCTCGTTGACGAAGTTGACCGCATCGTCAACACCAGCGAGGGCGACACAACCGAGATCATTGAAGCCCGGGGCGACGCCTACGTCGATTCGAAGGTCGGCTACACCGCGACGCCAACCGCCGGCAAGGTCACCAAGCGCCCACATGAGGGCACCGGCCTATGGCACTGGCAGAAGGGCAAGTCGACCGCTATCCGCTCGAAGGTCTGGCAGTTGTGGCAGTCCGGAACGCGCCATGAGTGGGCGGTCCCGTGCCCCGACTGCGGGAAGTACTTCATTCCGTGGAGTGATTTGCTGTGGTGGCCTGGAAAGGGTTCTGCGGAGGAATGCACACCAGACGAGGCCGAGCAGAACGCCCGGCTTGTCTGCCCTAACACGGGCTGCATGATCGAGGATAAATGGCGGCCCTGGATGAATGCCCGTGGCATTGCAGTGGCTCCCGGCGAGTCAGTCAATAAAAAGGGCCAGATTGTAGGCATCGCCGAGACTGCGGGCTTTACGCATTACTCGATCTGGATCTCGGGCATGTGCAGCTTCGCGGCTAAGAAGTCGTATGGCTTCCTCGCCAAAAAGCTACTCGGCGCCCAAATCTCTGGCGATCCGGCCACGTTGCAAGGCGTACTAAACACCGGTTTCGGCGAGTGCTACGCCGAGGCGGGCGACGCGCCGAGTTGGGAGGAGATCAAGGGCATGCGCTACGGCTATGCAGAGGGCGAGATCCTGCTCGCGCCTCGCAAGATGTATTGCACGATCGACGTGCAGAAAAACCGCCTCGTTTATGTCATTCGCGCCTGGTACGCCGGGCTCGCCTCGGCGCTGGTTGAGCATGGCGAGTTATGGGGTGATACCGATCAGGATGAAGTGTGGGACAGCCTGGGCGAGCTGATAGACACGGAATACGGCGGCTACACGATTGATCAAACGGGTATCGATATCGGTTACCGGGACGATCAGGTTTACCGCTTTATCAACGAGCACAAGGGTAAGGCGGTCGCGTTGCGCGGTCGTGACCGCTTGGAAAAGCCTTTCAAAAAGGAGCTTGTTGAGGTCAGCAAACAGGGCAAGGTTCGCAAGCGCGGGGATGCCCGTTGGGCATTCGACTCGCCGTTGGCCAAGCGCTGGGTTCATAGCCGCTTTGGCCGGCCAGATACTCGACCCGGTTGGTGGATCGTTCACCAGCAAGTGACCGACGACTACTGCAAGCAGTTGGTAGGCGAGGAGTGGCGGGAGGCCGAGGGGCGTTTCGCCCAGGTCGGCGAAAACCACTACCTCGACTGTGAGGCGATGCAGTACGTCATGGCTCTGCGCGACCGCTTGCAGCGGGTCAAGGCGGGGGCTTTGACGCTGGCACAGCTCAAGGCGGCGATCAAGGGAGAGCCTGACGCGGCTCCTGCAGATCCTGTCGACGTGCCGGCGCCCTCGGTTTCTGAGGCTCCTGTGGCCACTGCGCCACCCGCACCGGCCAAGCGCCCGCGATTCAAAGTCAACAAGGGGTAGCCCTCAAGTGGAACCAAAAACGCTAAACGCTGGCGACTCTGTCGCATGGGCGCGAGAGGCGGCTGCCTATCCGTCGTCTGCCGGCTGGGAGCTCAGTTACGCATTCCGTGGGCCTGGGCAGTTCGACGTAAAAGCCTCTCCCGGTTCGCCTTATCAGGTCGAGCTTCCTGCCTCGGTGACGGCGCAGTACCCGGCGGGGCTCTACCGCTGGGCCTGTTACGTGACGCGCGACGACGATCGCAAAACATTGGGGTTCGGCGAAACGACGGTTGTTGCGAACTGGCAGGGGCTTGCCGGTGCGGATGTTCGCAGCCATGCCCGGCGAATGCTCGACCTCGTTGAAGCGGCTCTCGAGAAGCGAATCCCGAAGGATCAGCAGAGCTACGAAATCGACGGCCAGCGGCTTGACCGGATTCCGATCGAGCGCCTTGAGGCCTTGCGTGTGCGTTACGCACGGGAGGCCCGCGCCGAGCAACGCACGGGCTCTCCGTTCGGGAGGGTCGTTAAAACGAGGATGTAAGGCATGCGCCTATTCAGCCGCGCCGCCCGGGCGCCTGCGCCTGAGCGTGCAGAACCAACGCTGCCCGACGATCCGGGCAGGGCCGCGCAAGTCAGTGCGGCTCGTAACTTCCAGATGGCCAGAAATTCGCGGCTAACTCAAAGCTGGTCGCGCCGCCTGTCGACTGCTGATGCCAATCAGTTGGTTTATGCCGATCACGCGACGCTGACGGCCCGGGCGCGCGAGCAGTCGATAAACAACGGCTACGCAAAGCGGTTTTACCGGCTGCTAAAGCAAAACGTCATTGGTCCCTTCGGGATCGGGCTCATGTCGAAGGCGGTAGACGCCGCCGGCGAACCCGATCGGAAAACGCGGAAAAAGATCGAGGCCGAGTATTGGGACTGGTGCGAGCGGGGTAACTGCGATGTGACACGCAGTTACTCGTTTACCACGTTCCAAAACCTGTGGGTCGAGACACTCGCCCGTGATGGTGAGGTGCTGGTCAGGATTGTGAAGGGGTTTGGCAACAAGCACCGATTTGCAGTGCAGATCCTCGAGGCCGATCGCCTTGACGTGAATCTGAATGAGCTGCTGAGCAACGGCAACCGCATTCGGATGGGTGTCGAGCGCGATGAGTGGGAGGCGCCTGTCGCCTACTGGCTGTTGCGCGATCACCCTGGCGACGTGTTTCGCGGGCCGCCTGAGGAGAAATATCAGCGTATTCCTGTCGATGAGCTCCGCCACACGTTCGACCCGTGGCGCCCGCACCAGTCGCGCGGCTTTACGTGGACGCATGCCTCGGCCCTCGAGCTGCATCACCTCGGCGAATACCGCAACTCTGAAATGGTTGCGGCGGAGCAGGGCGCCAAGATCACCGGCGTCTATGAGCAGAACGCGGAGTTTCTTGAGCCGCCGGCTGATGACGAGGCCGACGCCGAGATCGAGGAGGTGGTCGAGGCGGGCACCAACAAGCTTTTGCCCTATGGCGTGACTTGGAAGGCCTTCAACAACAACCACCCGTCGACGAACTTCGCGCCCTTCACCAAGGCGGGCTTGCGCGGTATCGCGGCGGGCCTGGGGCCTGGCTACAACAAGCTCGCGCAGGATCTCGAGGGTGTGAACTTCTCCGCACTGCGCGCCGGCGAGCTGGACGAGCGCGACTTCTACAAGGTCACGCAGCAATTCGCCATTAGCGAGCTGATGAATTTTGTCGGTCGGGCGTGGCTAGAAATGGCGCTGCTCTCTGGCCGGCTGAATCTGCCGCCGAGCAACTTCGATCTCTACAAGGGAATCGAGTGGGCCCCGCGTGGCTGGGATTGGGTGGACCCGAGCAAGGACGCCAAGTCGGCCACCGAGTCGATCGGCAATCGCACTAAAACGCGAAGTGAGTACATCCGCCAAAGCGGTCGTGATCCCGACGAAGTCTTCACGGAAATGGCCCGGGAGGAGGAGCACTTGCGCTCGCTGAACCTGCTCGGTGCTGCGGCGCCGGCCCCAAACACCGAGGAAAAATAATGCCCAAGCCGAAAAGCCCGGCGACCGATGCGTCGCCGGAGATTTTGTTGCGCCAGTTGGAAGGTAAGCCCCTGCATCGTTCGATGTTGGTCGACCTGTCCACCCTGGACGAAGAGAAGCGCACCGTTGAGGTAGCCGTCTCGAGCGAGTTCCCCGTCCGCCGTTGGTTCGGCATGGAGATCCTCGATCACTCGTCTGCCTCGGTGAACCTGGCGCGACTCAAGTCCGGCGCACCGTTCCTCGACATGCACGATCGCTGGACGCAAATCGGCGTGATCGAGGATGCCTGGCTCGATGACGACAAGAAGCTGCGCGCCCGGGTTCGGCTCTCGAAGAACCCCGGCGCCGAGGAGATCTGGCAGGACATCAAAGACGGTATTCGCCAGAACATTTCGGTGGGCTATGACCCTATCGAAATGGTCCTCGAGCGCACCGAGGGCGATGTCAAGTATTACCGCGTCACGCGCTGGGAGCCCTACGAGGTTTCGAGCGTTTCTATCCCGGCTGACCCGACCGTCGGTGTAGGCCGCTCCCTCCCTGAAATTGAAGAACCGGACACACTCGTTCGAGGAAAACTGATGCCTCCTGAAAACATTGTTGCACCCGACGCGGCCTCGATCGAAGCCGCTGCAAACCAGCGCGCCACCGACATCCTGACGCTTTGCGGGCGTCACGGCATGCAGGAACAAGCGCTGCCATGGCTGAATGAGGGCCTGAGCGTTGAGGCGGTTCGCGCCAAGATCCTCGACGGCATGAATCCAGTGGTTACCGCCCCGGCGCCTCAGGGCCGTACCAAGGGTGATCTGCCGCAATTCAAGATCGACGTGTCTGCCCGTGGCATGGGTCTGAACAACGAGGAAGTGAATCGCTATTCGGTGATTCGAGCCCTGAACGCTGCTGCCACTGGTGACTGGAAAGACGCCGGCTTCGAGCGCGAGGTGTCGATCGCAATCGGCGATGCCATGGGCAAGGAAGCGCGCGGCATCTATGTGCCGCACGATCTGTTGGCCGCGCGCGGAATGTCCACTGCTGCTGGCAGCGGTAAAGAGCTGATCTCTACCGACCTGCGTAGCGACCTGTTTGTCGACATGCTGCGCAACAAGGCGGTGATGATCGCGCTCGGGGCCAAGGTGCTCTCCGGCCTGCAAGGCGATGTAGACATCCCGAAAAAAGTCGGCGGTGCGAACTTCTCGTGGATTGCTGAAAACGCGAACGTGCCGCTGTCGAGCATGGACCTGACCACTCTCGGCCTGAAACCGAAGACGATCGCCGGTGCTATTCCGGTATCGCGCAAGCTGCGCAAACAGTCCTCGATGAGCGTCGAAAACCTGATCATTCAAGACCTGATCAACGGCATTGCCGTCGCGCTCGATCTGGCAATGCTGATCGGCACCGGCCAGGACTCGCAGCCGCTGGGCCTGCTCAATCAGCCCGGCGTTCCTGGCCTCGAGTACCTGGCGAGCGGTATCAAGTTCGGCGATCTGGTGGACATGGAAACCAAGGTGGCCACCTTCAACGCTGATGTAAGCGCAATGAAATACCTGACCAGCGTTGTGCAGCGGGGCTACGCCAAAAAGACCAAGGAAGATCCGGACGGCTCCGACAGCACCAAGATCTGGCGCGATAACCAGATCAACGGTTACGGCGTTATG